TTAGAATTTTCTCGATTAATTTAGATGTTTTGTTTGTAAATACCATATTATTTTTGTTTTTTTCATACCAATCCAAGGGCGTTGCTTTACCAGAATAAGCCACTCCAGCGGCGCACCAATCCGCGATCATCTCTCTAATATATTTTTCTGGTATATCAATAGGCGTTATAGTCCCACCATCGCCAATATTACACCACGCCTGCCAATGATGTTTATTGCGTTGGTGGTGTATCCATGCTAATTTAAAATTGTCCGACTGTTTGTTGGTGTCATAAGCACCAGTGGAATCTCTGACACTTCGCTTGGTTCCATCGGGATTATAAAAATTTTTAACGTAAGCAAACCACTCAACTGGATAAAACTTTGATATATCGTGAAACACTGCCGACAAAAAGGGAACGCCAAGTCTTAAGGCATAGATAAACACCCAGTATTTGTGTATCAGCAAAGTTTTCAAATATCGAATATGTCTAATCATGTTTATTCCTCTCCTGGTATCTCAAACATCGGTTCACGTTCTTCATCAACCAGCTTCAGCATTTCACGCGCCTGGTCTTCGGTTTCGCCGTGATTCCTCATCCGATATTCCAATTTTGACATAATGCCCCTGGACTGCTCCTGCATATCCTGTTGACGTTGGGTATCCGCATCAACCACAATCGAATCATCCCATTCAAAGGACGCTTCGTAAGCGCCGCGGGGTGACAGATTCCCCAGCGTAGCCCAAACATCCATCGCATACAGCAGAGTATTCAATGCCTTCTCTAATGCCTTCTGTGTATCCGTGATGGTGGCTGCCGACCGCTGTTTGGCGATCTTTAGCTCGGTCGCGGTTTTATCTACAGTCTGGGGGTTTGATAGTGTGCCGTAAGCCAACCCGCATTGAAACTCAACCCGCCGGAGAATGGCATCAAGGCTGTTCAGTAGGGAGATTTCCCGAATGTCAGGTGACCACTCCTGATACAGCTTGCCTTCGCCGATTGAAGAACTCCCAGCCATAGCGCGGTGAAGCCGCTTGTTTGGCAATTCAAACTTCCCATCACTGTCTACTTTTAACGCCGTCTCATCCACATACAACGCCTTTTCGCTGGCTTCAAGCTCCCATAAAAACTCACTCCAGGCATAATCCGCCTGCCGGATAAGGTCTTCAGCGCCCGAATAACAGGACACACCCAACGGACTGTCAGGGTCGATGTTATTCGCTTTGGGATAGCGGAAGTAGGCAAACAACGGTCGCTCGATGTTCTTAATGGTGGCTTCTGGCAGGATATCCGCCCAGGCGTCAACGGTCGTCAACGGTACCTCAGAACCCAGGTCGGACTCTGTACTCGATTTGTAGGCTTTATTGACAATCTCACAGCCCGCATCCGTCATAGAGTGGTATTCAAGTCTGGAATACCAGTAATTCTTGATCTTCTTACGGTCGATAAACACGGCTGCCGTGATATTCCCATCGCTATCAAAGCTCACGGGGTAGAACTGATCCGCCTGCACAAAGTCAATGGCGATCTTATCCCCATCAACGTAAGGCTTCATCACCAGCCCGCCTTTAGCGCAGCCGAATTCGGCTTGGTGACGCATCTTCTCAACCACCCGCGCCAACTGCTCATTCAGGAAGTCCGCCCGCGCAGATCCCGTCACCTCGGCTTTCATTTCGATCGTCACGGTTCGGGCAATTTCGCCCGATATTCCCATGCCTAAGCCCAGGGAGTAGACATCGTTGGGTTTTTTCTTGCCGTTGACGTTGAAACTCACCCAGGGAGCGTTATTCTCATAGATTTCCGTCCATAGCTCCAGTTTGTCAGCCATATCGCTGTTGATGGCGATATCCACATTCAAAGCCTGTTTTATGTTCTGTTTTCCTAGCATCTTATTTATCCAATCTACTATCCAATTCCAAATTGTCTTAAACATTACACGCCCGCCCTTCTCCAGTAAAGATTACAGGCATAGCGAGTAGAATCGATTGCATGATTGTCTTTGTCGGGGTAGGCACTGATGAACTCGCCGTCCTTGTTCTGCTCATACTCATAATTCCTAAACTCTTCAGCGTGATAAGGGCAGCGTTTGGGATCAATGATAATCTTGATAGATTGCAGCCACTTCATAGAGTACCGCACCGAGTCAGCACCCTTTTCAGCGCCCTTGACATAAGCGCCATAAGAACGTAGATCGGCAATTGACTTCGGTTCGGAACTGTCAGGAATGAGCAGCTGTTTGGGGTCGTAACCCGCCCCAAGGACGTTATCATAAATCTCGCGGTTGCTTTCCTTCCAACCTCGATATTCTGAGAATATGTAAAGCGCCCGTTTCGCCGCGTCAAAATGCGCCTTGGTGTAGTTCGTGGGGTCAATGGTATAGCCCCAATCCAGCCCGTGCAAAATATGGTCAAACTGCTCAATCTCTTCATCCGTAATTGCTCGGAATTCCACGTTATCAAATACCAGTCCACCCAGGGCAACCGCTTCACCCAGATACTCATGTTTGTAAGCGTCAGGGTTGGTTTCCTTGACGTGTTCGGCTTCCCGAATGAACGCCTCCCCCAACCAATCACGGGGGGCTTCAAGATAGGTGCTGTGGTGAACGAACCTATCTTCGTCTGGTATTTCAAGCCATTTGTAAACCCAGTTGTTCTTGGAGCGTGGGGGGTTGTAGCTGTAAAACACAACCGCATTATCGCCGCCGCGGATTGCCGACTGGTAGATGGAGCGGATCGAATTTTCCCCGTGGAACTGGTCAAGCTCTTCAAACCAAAGAATACCGATATGACCAAACTTCGGCTTGATGGACTTGATTTTGAGAGGCTTATCCCCACCTCGGAAGTAGATCATCTGTCCCGTAGGCAGGTACTCAATCTGCAAGGGGGAGGTCGTGCATTTAAACTTATCCTCAAGCCCCAGGTAGTTAATCGCCCATTCGATTTGTGAATAAACCGAGTCCCGTAAGGTATTGGCAACCTGACGTAAAACCAGGGCATGTTCTTCTGGATTGTTAATCAGCTGGTCGATTAAGACAAGCGAGAAGAATGAGGACTTTAACGCGCCACGCCCGCCTTTTTCTACGAATTTCGTATAATCATGGGCTTTGATATGCCGGTAGGTTTCAAAGTATGCGGGACCAATGGCGGACGCGGGGAGTTGGAAGTAGGAGGTTTCATCAGTATATTCTTCCTCTGCCTGTGCGTCTTTAGGTGCGTCCAAACCTAATATCTCACACCGTTTTTGAATACACCATTGCACGCCGCGCAGGTAAGCAGAATCGCCAAACTGTTCTGCTATGCGCTCCTGCTCTTTTACCCGTTTCTTGGCTGTTTCCTTGCTTTCGCCAGCCATATACTTTTCGGTAGACTTTGTAACAGCGTCCTTCTGACTTTTTACCCAGGCATCCCAATACTCACGCTCCAGGCGGTCGATCTTGGCAAGCTCCTGCGCTTTAGCCTCATTAACGTCCATGAGAGCAGATTCACGCCATGCCTCCTGTAGCCGCTGAAGGTCATAGGAAATCATTTGACGCGATAGTTCATAGCTGCGCCCATCATCATTATTCAAGTATTCAGCAATACGCGCCTGCGTCCACCCCTGGAGATACTTGTCAGCTATCTCCCTGCGGTCACGCTCTATTTGTGCCGAATTTCGTTTATTCGATGCCATTGCAAACCCTTAATGCAAACCTTTCATTCCACCAACACCGGCTCGCCGCCGGTAACGTCTACCCACCGCTGGATTGCCACCGCAACATAAGCAGGGGAGATTTCAACGGCTCTGCATTTGCGGTTCAGTCGTTCACAGGCGATGATATCTGTGCCGCTTCCACAGAACGGTTCAAATACACTATCCCCTATGGCGCTTGAATTCTGAATTGCCATTTCTACTAATTCAACTGGCTTCATTGTTGGATGCTCATCACTTCTTTTCGGTCTATCAAATTCCCAAACATCATCTAAATCTCTTTTACCATTAAATGATGATGTTCCCCCATTGTGCCATCCATACCAAATAGGTTCATATCGGCGATGATATTTACTACGCCCCAATACAAATATATCTTTAACCCAAATTATTGTCGCAGACCAGTGAAAGCCTTGTTTTCTCATGTGTAAATCAAGTTTCGGCCACTCCGATGCACCAAGTACACAGTAAACATCGCCACTTACATTTTCCACGAATGCGGACACGAATGCGGACACGAATGCGAAATATTTCTCTGGTGTCATATTGTCATTCTCAAGACCATCCCTCTGCCTATGACGTGGGTTGCTGTCCTTGCCAATCGCAACATTCCAAGGCGGATCTGTAAACATCATTACCGCCTTCTCCCCCCCCATCACCCTCTCAACCACGCCCCTGTCCGTACAATCCCCACAAATCAAGCGGTGCTCGCCTAACTGCCACAACTGCCCTGACTCCACGCCCCAAATCTCACGCAGTTCCTCTGCACGGTCAATCTGCGGCTCGGCATCATCAGGCGGGTCAGGCATCCACAAATCAAGGTCAAGGTCTGACTTCTCAAAGCCCCAATCCAGCAGGTCGTCAAGGTCAAAATTATTCGCCAGGGTATCGAAGTTCCATTCACCCTGATTCTTATTCAAACGCACGTTCAGCTCACGCATCTCGTCAATGCCCAATTCCCTGTCAGGTATTCGCACGTCAATCTCATAGTCAGGGTCAACGCCCATCAGGGTTTCGAGTATCTTCTTACGCTGATGCCCTCCGATAATGGTATTATCCGTGTTGATGATAATAGGGTCGGCAACACCAAACCGCTCCAGGCTGGCTTTCAAGTCCTTCGCCTGCTTCTCTGTTATCTGACGCGGGTTAGCAACGTAAGGCACTAAGTCTTTTATTGCTCTTTTTTCGTTATGCCATTCAATATTCAAATCTCTCCTTCACCTTTAGCGGTAAACTATCATGCCATTCTCGCATATGTTCTTCTCCGTAACGCTCGCATTGAACCTTCCAGAAATAGCGTTTATTCTCATAGGTCTTTGCCTTACCAGAAAACTTATGACAATCCACGCACACAAGCTGAAAGTTCTCGTCTACGTCAAGCTCAGGTACACCTTTCCTGCGTCCGTAAAATACGTGGTGGGCTTCTTCTGCTGGATTGGTACACCCTTCCACCTCACACATAGGCTGAAATCGCTCGGCAATCAGACGCAAGGCGGTGCTAGTCGCGGTCACTTGCGCACCTCTCGCACACTTCAATCTCTCTCACAACTTCCCAGCCGTGACCTTCTGGCTTCAAGACGACGCTGGGGTCGTCATCATCAACGACTTCGGGGTAAACACGCTCCCTGGTCTCGGTCACAATCCTGTGGGGTTTGGCGTGGATAGGCTGCGCTTCTCCACAGCGGTCACATCGAAAGGACATTATCCCCTCGCTTCTCCAAAGACCTCGACTTCAAGGGCGTCAACACGCTCTTCAAGGGTAAGGGGTTCGGGGGGAATTGGCTCAACGTTCAGGAAATCAAGAAGCTGGCTGTAATCACCCTGGAAATAGTTCAAGTCTATCCCCTTAG